TACAAGTCATTCTGGTATACTCTTACCAGTCTTAGAACTTCCGGAGAAGTTCTTGCTCTTTTCATTCATTTGAATTGAGCGTTTTTGCCAATTGTTTCCGTAGATTGACTATCTACATATTATCCAATTTGACGATTCTGCATTGATCGTCTTAAGGCACAGATGCAAACCCTTTCCTGATGTAACCGGAATACCCAGGATTCCATTCTTAAATATTATAAGGATGCTGCTTGCAGTACCTCAATACTATGGTCAGATCACAAGTCTGGCCCCCCTTGGGGGACGCCTTCGGGTAGGACCCAACCCTCCGCAGTGGCGTGGGCTTTCTGCATATCCGTTATCTTAGTGGGTAATTCCCATGATTTTTCTAGAGACATTTTCCTATCTTGGATTTGTCAGAATTATTTGACGGTGAGCTTTTTGTTACCATGTGAACTTTGTCTATTACGCATTGCACGTCGTATTTAGATGTATGGTTCGGTTAAGTTGAGGTCTCTATGACTCTTCTCTACACCCAATGCATAGATGTTTCTCTTGAAACTTCTCGTGCTTCGCACGTGAGTTTCTTGAGACATGTCCTGGGATGATAAAACTTCCAGCATGTCACAAGATTCATACGTTGCCACCCCTCCTCCAAGTGAGGAGGGCCAATGTTCTACCACTCTAATTGCTAAAGAGTGTGGCCCTAAAGTAAAGGGCATCCATCCCGTCAAAGAAGCGTGGATTCATGGTATTATTATTCAATATGAAGACCTGATTCTACACAGACTGACACCAACCAGACAACAGATCGAACACTATATAAGAGCCAAAACAATGCTCGGTGAAGCGATCCAACAACGTCTAAAACCAATGATTTATGAAGATTTGAAGGAATACAATTCCATCACTTTTACAAAGAAAGTTGGCTCCAAGTATAACCCACTTGATGGCATTCAACGACGCCATAACAAAAAGGGCTACAAACAACGCAAATGCAAACCTTGCTCCCACGAGAGCCCTGGTCTTAACGACCGTCTTCAAAAAGAGATCGCCAAATTCTCTGCTGATGAAAGAAAGGAAGCATTGCCATGGATTAACCTCATCGAATCTTTCGGTGTTTTTTCCTACCAACTGTATCGCGCCCAAGATTTTTCTGATATTCTAGCAGCTTGCATCGCTTGCTTAAAAATGAATATTCGTGACAGATCGATCACAGAAATGTTGATTGACTTATCCTCTCTTTTTAATGAAGAGGACTGTGATGAAAAAATAGAAACCGAACCGTGCGAACCCGCTGCCAGTGAAACAGATGAAGGACCCAAACCCTTTTTTCTCACTGGTTTTGCTCAAAAGCTAACCATTTTGAAGAACAATCGCAATTTGAAAAACATAAATCTTGTGATTTCCGGCTTTGCTTCCATGATAGTTTCCGATTTCAAAGGATACAAGTGGGAGATTGGAACCCTTCAATTACTCAAGGTGCACCCTTGGTGCAGCATACATGATTGTGCTGATTTCCTGGATGCCATTGTCAAGACTATCGACTATTTCTGGACAACGGGCTATAGGTGCATCAAAGAAAAATCCCTTGATCCCCTTCTCTTTGAGGATCAGACAATTCAAAATTTGAAACAGATTATACTGAAGTTATCACCAAGAAGACTCTTGTTGCTAATGGGAACCTTGGTGAAGAATTACCAGCCTATCAGGCCAAAGTTCGAGAATTGATTTCGCAAGCAAAGCGGATGAAGAATATCTCTTATGATGGGTGGCTTGGCCATGATCTTCACCAAAAACTTGTTGCCCTATGTCAAATCGATGAGAAACTCATCCTTCTTGAAAAATCCGCAACACTCCGAATCACACCTTTCGCTATTAGCGTTTTCGGTGATTCCTCGATTGGTAAGTCCACGTTAACAACCTTGTTAACCAAAACTGTCTCCCATGCTATGGGTTTTGAGTACAATCCTCGACATTGTATCCAATTAGACATGAAACAGAAATTCGAAGATGCTGCACAATCTGACACCCAAGTGATTGGTTTTGATGATGTGGCTAATCCTAAGTTCGGTACGACAACTATCAACCCTACAATTCCAATCAAAAAGTACATCAACACCACTGAAGCTAGCGCTGAAATGTCCGATGTCACCCAAAAAGGTCGCGTTAAACCTCGACCCTATTACTGTTGGGCCACAACCAATAAGAAGAATTTGGATGCTCCTTTGTATTCCAATTGTCCCGAATCTATTCTTCGCTGTTTTCTTCATGTAACAATGGTTGTTAACCCTAAATACAGGAAAGCTGATTCCGTAATGCTAAACAATAAGCACCCGGAACTTCTCAGCAGGGACCTTCACTCTCCTCCAGATGACGTTTGGACTTTCACAATAGAAGAGTGTTGCACATACACCAACCCAAATGGTACCACCGGATGGGATTGGTTTCCCCACGAAGGGAGATTGCAGAATGGTTGTCCCATTAACTGCGAGGAACTTCGTCTTTCTGAATTTTTGGAAGTTATTTCTGTTGCTGCCGCCTCACACATGAAGGCAGAAACACGCAACCTACAATATAATAACTCCTTAGTTGGTCTCAATCTTTGCGCATGCGGTCTCCTACCTGGTTTCTGCAAATGTGACACTCCATTGATCGATTTCTGTGAGAAATGCAAGAAAACACCACTTATGTGTCTATGCGCTCTCAAGAAAGATGATCCTAAGGAACCTCACAAACCTTGTTCATTTGAAATTGACAAATATGCAAAGAAAATCGCAACCGAAGCCATTACTGGATATTTTACCAGTTTCTTTCGCTTTGGGGGTTTGGAACTCCCATTGATTAAAAGTATGGCAACGAAACAACTTGTTTCAGAGACCCAAGATATGATTGCTGATTCAATGACGCCCATTCTGTTATCGATCCTTCCTCAATCTGTCGTTCGTAATCCTTGGATTCAAAGCCAAATCAATTATATGTACCACCAACGCGTTCGAAGAGATGCCCGTTGGTATGTTACTTGGTTTTTCCGCTTTTTGTGGTTCTTTCATTTTGTTTTCCTTTGTTTTGCTCCCACTATTTTGATAGCCACTATGTTTATTCATCTGGTGTCTAGTGCTGTGTATTACATTTATAGGAAATGCCTTGTAAAAGCAATGTGGTATGAATTAAGTGAAAGAAGAGATGCCTTACCAACCGCAGTGACCATGTTTCGTGATTCTCGTTACGGAGTGTCCAGTCTCATTTTTGGTATCGGTGCTGGCGTTTCGCTACTTCGCTTCTACAACGAATATCGCAAGCCTCAATCCGAAGAAAAAGACCATTTATCCAAGGAATCCATTGATGCACAACCTTCCTGGTTTGACAATATGTTCAGTCACTCCAGCCTCAAAGTTGAGACTTCGACTGAAGCCAAAACAGCTATTCTATCCCAAGTTGAACCTATTCTTACTAAGGCCCTATGGGCTGGTGAATTCCACAGGCACGACTCTACAGTTGCACACACCGCAGCTGTTTGCATAGATAAGCATATCGTTATTTTTCCGAGGCACAATTTCTACAAAAATTCTGACATGAGCACAGAGCCTTATCCTGTTCTGTCTATCCAATTGAGAAGAAACGATAAACCTGGTGGAGTCCTTCGTATGTTTAAAGCAGAATTTGAAACCGTGTACCATTTCCCTGGTACTGATTTTGTAGCTGCTTATGTGCCTAACTGTCCTGACATGAAAGACATTCGTAAATGGTTACCTTTGAGCCTTCCGACAGGTACTGCTGACATCCGCATTTTGTGGAGAAATAGTACTAGTGAGATTGAACCCGAAAAAAGTCTTGCTACTTTTGGTACGCATGCTCACACCCAAATGTCTTTCCCCGGTTGTTCCTACACTTCCAGTAACCCTATTTCAAACAAGGGCTCTTGCTCCTCGATGATTTTAGGAGCTGGAAAGCAACCAACTTTGCTTGGTTTTCATCTTGGATGTCGATCTGAGAAGAAGATTGGTATCCCTACTGGAAGATGGGATTGTGTTGCTGGCACGCTCACGCGTGCTCAATGTGACACGGCCGTTGAATATCTTCGTAAGCAATTCCCAATCGGAGTTAGTGGAGGAGACCTTCCAACCACACAATATGGTATGGAAGTACTTCGCTCTCCCAAAGCCCATGAGAAGGCCTATCCAGGTACTTTTGATGAAACAGCTGGTTTTGAGATCTATGGTAGCACACATGTTCGTGCTCAAACCAAATCAAGAGTGATTGACAGTCCTCTTAAACCTTTTATCAAGGAGATCTTCAAACCCGATGTTGATTTTGGGCCACCACAAATGATCCCTAATTGGACACCATACAACACGACTCTTGATCACGCATCCAAGCCTGAAATGAGTTATCCTCCTAAGCTGTTGCAACGAGCAAAAGAAGATTGGTTACGACCACTTCTT